TAGTCCGTGACGGGATTGAACCGCCGACCTTCTCCGTGTAAAAGAGTTGCTCTCCCGCTGAGCTAACGGACCAAATATGGCGTGGGCTAACTTGAGGTTATCAAGACCGTAAGTTTATCTCTTATCGTACCCCCACGCAGCACGATCGTAGATGCTCTAAAGAAGTCATTATGGTTCAGAGCAACTCAAACCATAATCCAGCTAGGCACTTTCTGTCCTAGCAATTTGGCTCCCCGACCAGGGCTCGAACCTGGGACATTCTGATTAACAGTCAGACGCTCTACCAACTGAGCTATCGGGAATTAAATTTTAGAACTTGTAGTTTGCGCCGATTGACACGACATTAGAATCACGCTTGCGATCTTTGTCGGTGATATAACGGTAACGACCATCAACTTCGATATTGCTAGTGATGTCATAACGAACACCAGCACCTACGTTATAAACTGGTTCGTCCTTAACACCAGTCCAACGATAACCAACACCAGCAAGAACATAAGGAGTTACGGGAACGTAACCAATTTTATACTGACCAATCAGGTTAGTGGTAACTGTATGTGAACGATCAGCAGAGCGTTCGCTCCAGGCGAAATCATAATTTCCTTCTACGCGAGCGTATTCGGAGAATTCCCAACCGCCTCGAACAGCGCCACGAAGAGAACCGTACCAAAGATCCTGATTAATGCTGGCATTAGAACCGATATGCACACCAGCAAAATATGTGGTAGAAGCTACGGTTGTAGGGTTAGTAGGAGGGAGCGGAACGGACTTCGAAGGAACATCAGCAGCGTTAACCGCAGTAGCAGCAATGAAAGCGGCAGTGGAAAGCAAATACTTATTCATTAGTAGTCTCCTGTTTTCAGTTTAGATTTATAGTATATAGTGTTAACGAATTAAAGTCAAGTGGTGAACCGTGAGGGGATCGAACCCCCGACAAAGAGATTAAGAGTCTCCTGCTCTACCAGCTGAGCTAACGGTCCGTATATGGTCCTCCGTATCGGATTTGAACCGATGATCTCCACGCTTGAAAGGCGGGTATGTTTGACCGCTACACTAACAGAGGATATATGGTAGGAAGGGAGGGATTCGAACCCCCAGTGTTACCTTTAAGGAACGGATTTACAGTCCGTCGCAGAACCACCGTCTCTGCAGCCTTCCTAAATGGTGCTTTGTCACGGAATCGAACCGCATCCTCTGGTTCTTCAGACCAGCGTACGCACCAGCTATACCAACAAAGCATTATAATGGCGGAAGCGGTAGGATTCGAACCCACGGTACCTCGCGGTACGTCGCATTTCAAGTGCGGTGCTTTAAACCAGGCTCAGCCACGCTTCCGTTATAAGTCTCCAGTCCGGAAACTGGAGGGGCTAATCGACGCATCGAATTAGCGGGGATTGGTCCGTGTGGAGAGGTTCGAACTCCCGACCCTCTGGTCCCAAACCAGATGCGCTACCAGGCTGCGCTACACACGGTTATTTTTGGTCCTCCAACAAGGTATCGATCCTTGGTCTCTCGATTATCAGTCGAGTGCTCTACCTTTGAGCTATCAGAGGAATATGGTGGACTCTCTGGGACTCGAACCCAGCACCAACGGTTTAAAAGACCGCTGCTCTAACCAAATGAGCTAAGAGTCCAATACTTATTAGGAGTGATGTTATGTTATGGATATGGATAGACCTACATACCGTTCGCTTTACTCTGTAATCTTATTTCAGGTCATGACTCCTATTTCGATTACAACTCAGTTTATGCCGTGCCTGCAGGACAGAGGGCTCCAGGGACTGTGCGCTGCCCAGGAACACTGGGATTTTCCATAACACCACACCTAATAAGTTGTTTCTTCAAAGATATACAGCATGTATGCCTACAGTACATAACACTACCAAGATCGCATGTTATGCCGACAACCACTAAGGTATCTTGCGTCGCTCTGTATATCCATGAAGAAACAACCGTTACACCCACAGTGGGGTAAGAATCCTCACTACAAGAGCAAGAATCCCCGATGTTTCCTATTCCAACAATGTCAAACAACGTAGTCCAATAAAAAAGGCGGGAGCCTTTCGGTCCCGCCCAGAATCCCTATTATGGGGAACCCTTAGACGAGACCAACTGCAAGGGCTTTATAACCTGCAGCGATAACACGACGTGATGGATTACCAAAGCGATACTTCTGGGTCACGTGACCCTTGCTATTTTCATGGTAATTCAAGTAAATCGAGTAACCACGCATACGAAGCTTGTAAACTGCGTCGTGTGGGTTAGCGATGTTATAGCGTGAAGCAATCTGTCGAGCAGTGAGTTCCTCACCGTTAAGGACGAGAGCATTATACACGCGATCAAGCTTAGTCATTCAAATCTCCTATTGAGTTACATTATTTAGTTTAGTCTATTACACTTTTTAGTTAAAGTCAATATCTTTTTTTAAAGAATATCAACTAATTTTCCGTTCTCATCTACAGCCCTAACTCGTTGGTTAGGGAACCTCGCGGACAAAGAACGCATTTCACTCAGAACCATTTGCGAGTTATTCAGCGTTGTATGATATGTTCGCCAATTACCCGTATTATCTTGAAGCTGAATGTTTACCATTACCCTCTCCTAGACTTGGAACCAACTTGAGTCAAATCAGTTTCTGGTGTAGCATACTGCAAACCACCTTTGTTGAACAGGGGCATAACCCTGCTCGCTTTTTCCAGAATTTCTCTACGAACGTGTTCTGGTTCTTTATGAAGGTTGGACATAATATCACGTTTCGCGCAGGAAGACGCAGAACCAGACATTCCTGCGGAGACGTAATCGCTTTGATCAACTTTCATATTCTTAGTATACTCTTTTTTCCAATTTAAGTCAACCCCCTTTTTTATCTTTATTTGCTCGGGGTGGACACCTTTTTTAAGAAGCCAAACATCGTGTTTGGTTAGTTGTTGCGGTTTGGATTTGCTTTTGGTATTTGTCTTAGTGGTAGTAAACCAAGGACCAAGAAGATGCATCGACATATGAACCTCCTCACTAGAATTACAGTATAGCGTGGTTCAATTAATAAGTCAATAGCTAATTTTAAATAATTATGTCTTCTTTATCTTTTCCGTCATCGACAATGATATATTTTGCTTCTTCATTGATTTCGGGGTAGGTGTTTAGAATTTTACGAACTTCGACGAGTCGAGAAATCATCTTTGTAATCGTCTTATGAACTACTGAGTCGTTATTGCCTTCTTGAAGATCGATAAGAGCTGCATCTAAGTTGGTATCTATAGAGGAGTCTACGTGAAATTTGAAGAGTAAACCGTCTTGACCTACTTCTTCTTCTAACTTCAGAGGAGGGAATAAGATTTCCCTAATCAGTTCTAACCTCTTATCCGAAGGATCTTCAATCTTTTTCTCAACTCTAAACACTTTTGGAATCCACATTGTCAAATATCCTTTTCACTTTCCAACAATTACAATTTTCGCAAACAAGAAAAGAACTTTCCGAATCACACTTAGCTTGTTCAGAAAGTTCTTTTCTAAATAGATTTATCATTTTTTCTTGTTGAATCTTTTTTCTAGATTCTTCGTCTTCTAAATTCATTTCTTTTTGCGACCCATATTATACTTTGCTTCAAGAGTCCAATCATTTTTCTCTTTGTGATTAATGATCTTAATCTGACTCATAGATGCGATAGGCTCTTTAACCTTTTCTGGTTCGCAAACTTTTAGCAAGCCCCAATCCTGTAGCAATTCAATGATTTTGTTTCTACGACCCTTATCTTCATCTGAAAAGTTAGAAGGTTTGCCGTCCATAGAAAACATTTCTTTGAAGTGTACAATGTAATATTTGCCCTGCTTATGGAAAATATGACAAGATTGATATAGCTTTTTTTCTTTACGAGAAGCAACACCGATTCTGGTAAGCGTCTCTTTTATCTTTAGAAAATCTTCTTCTTCTGCGATTTTCACCTCAATTAAAAAGTCTAACGTATCATTCATTTCACTCCACCTTTTTCTTGTTTTTTCTTAATTAATTCTATTTGATCCTTCGTAAGAATTTTCAGTGCTTCTTTCGCCCGTTCAACATTGTATTTATAATAATGCTGAATTAGAGAGACTAACTCGAGTTCTTGCTCGAGTTTCTTCTGCGCTGCTTTATCGGCGGCGGATGCCCACCGATTTCTTTTCCTTACAGAATAAAACAGATAATCGTAGTGGAGTTTATCTGAAATGTGGTAGTTTAGATTCATATCGTTGCACTGCGATATGGTGTCTGCGAAATTAGACAGAGAACTGTTTGTTCTCCACTGGGCATATTTATGCTCTAAGTTGCCAGACAAATCTAACAATTGTTTACCATTGTGGATACTATTTTCGTATCGCCAATCGTAAGCTGCCTTTTTTGATACCTTTACTTCTTCTGGCTCTTTCCTTTCTTCCAGCAGAACATTCAACATCACTCAAACTCGCAACGAAGCATAGCTTCGGTCAAGAAAGCCATAAAGTTGATTTCAGGGTTAGCCGCAAACGCATTCTTATACTGATACTCAGCAATCAACATAACCATTTGTGGTACGCTTGTTTTGTCTAGGAAGTCGGAAGCAGTTTCGTAAAACTGATTAAAAAGAACATTCACGTCTGTATCTAGGTTATACTTGACCCACTTACGCATTTCAGTGTAGTTCTTATCCTTCATCAAAGATACCAATTCTTTGAGCGAAACTTCCTGCATGTTAGCAAGAATGCCAGAGTCAATCGCACCTGTAGCTGAATAACGCTGTAGCTCATTGAGCACACGACGCCAGTCAGGAAAGTGCTTTTGAATTACTTCTGCGACAACAGCCTTATCATTCGTAATATTCTCAGCTTCGAGAACACCGACAACTCGCTTAAGAAACTGCATAGCAAGTTTGCCCATATCCTTCTTAGAAATTTTGAAGTCTACGACAGAGCACCGAGAATGTAGCGGTTCAATGATTCTGTTTTTAAAGTTGCAGGTAAGAATGAAACCGCAATTTCTGGAGAACTCTTCCATAAAATTTCTAAGAGCGGGTTGGGTAGAGTTTGCGTTAAGGTAATCTGCCTCGTCAAGAATGACATATTTACGTCCACCCTGGAGGGAGACAGATGAAGCGAAGTTAAGGATTTCATTTCGGAGTGTGTCGATATTTCCATTCATAGATCCGTTAATTACGATATAATCACAACCCAACTGTTCAAGCATTGCTCGAGCTACTGTCGTTTTACCAACACCAGCTGTACCAGACAAAATCAAATTGGGAATATTCTTTTGGTCAACAAACTGTTGGAAAATCGTTTTGAGCTCAACAGGAAGAATGGTTTCTTCAATAGTCTTAGGGCGGTACTTCTCAACCCAGAGGAAATCTTCGTTCATTATATAGCTCCAATAAATTCTTCAAGAGTAGCATTTTGAATTAAAAGTTCTTCATCAGATTTCCAACCCAAACCCAATTTATTATTTTTAACCCGTTGATCCCAAATTTCTTTAGAAATATGTCTAAAGTTACCAGCACCTAAAGTTCTGGGATCTTTATCTTGATGATATTTTTTTACATAAAATTCATCTGAATTTAAAAATTGTTTTTTCTCTTTACAATAAATTTTAAGAGGTTTTGTTTCAATTTTATCTATACCTAACTCAACAGTCAAACTGTTAACAATTGGGGCATAGCTTTTCACTAGGCGAGTAAATCTCGGCGAATAAGGCATGATATAGCTCCATAACAAAAAAGGTAGGGGAGGTTTTAAGCCTCCCCATTTCAAAGTCAACTTAGAAAGTTGAATTGGATTCAACAGCAATCCAATATTCAGCATCCTTCCCACCGAAGTGGGAAATGCCACGTGAGCAGATACTCACTTCATACTCGCCTGGAATAATCTTAATATTTTCAGTCTTAAAAATAGCATTGAAGGTCTTGGTAGTATCACCGACCTCAATGGAGAACAAATCGCCATTTGGGTTTTTGCTATCGGCAGCATTAATGGTAACCTTAGAACCGTCACCAGAAACATGAATTTCTGGATGCCCAAGAATACCACAAACCTTCTCAACTTCCTTAAGATCTGAATCCTTGAGGGTAAACGTGACGTCTACGCTCGGGAGAGTAATTTCCTTTTCAGGAACCTTAGTGATGGTATTTTCGTCAGCGTAGTTATAACGCTGAGACTTATTAGAGTCTGAAATCTTAACAGACGCTTCACCAAAACTCAACTCAGGATCATTGAACACACTCAACAAAGAGATGAAACGATTAACGTCGTAAATAGCAAACTTTTTACCAAAGTCTGTAGAAACCTTAGCCTTCGCCATGATAGTCTTTGAAGGTGAAATAGTCTTCAAAGTATTACCTTCCTGAATCAAAATAGAAGGATTAATCTTGGCGAAATTCTTCAAAACATTAACGGTGCTCGTATCAATCTTCATTACATATTTCCTTTCACAATTTCCATAATTTGGGTTGGCGTTTCCTTACAAGACATGATCTTGCCATTCTTAAGGACTATCGCCGTTACATTAGGTCTATCATCATTCATCGTAATAAGCATAGATACAGGTTTAGTATACCTTTCCATTACAACAATTTCATCAGGGTCGAGCCAAAACTCATAATTTGGTTCGGGGTGTGTAAGCTGAATCAACTTCATTTCTTCTTCTTTCCTCCAAGCTGACTAGGGTCAGCAGTTGCTGATGCACCAATAGATGCAAGATCAGCGAGTGAACCGCCAAAGATGTAAGTGCCCACGTGCTGCATCTTCATCCAAGGACAGAACCAAGTACGTAGCCCCATCTGCTGGGACTTCTGACAGAACCAATAATCTTCTGAAAG